AGAGCCTCTGCAAGCCTTGCCACGACTCCGTCAAGCAGGCCGAGGAGGCGGCGGGGCTTGGTGGCTGACACGTCACCGGATTGCTGAAACCCCGCCCGGCGACATAGAAGCACGCCAATGACGTGCCGCGAAGGGGTGGGGGGTCAAAAGCTAGGGATTCTCATCTAGCTAGACCGCCACCGACCCCACGTACATATTTTTTCCCGTTTCAGGAAAAGTTAACCATGGCTTTAACCGACAAGAAGCGGCGGTTTGTTGACGCTTTGCTGTCGGGTGCCACAAATCGCGAGGCGGCGATCGCTGCCGGATATTCGGAGAAGACCGCGTCGCAAGCGGGCTCCAAGCTTGCGAAGGACCCCGATGTCCTTGCTGAAGTCGGACGCCGGTTGAAGCAAAAGCAGGCTTCCAGCACCGAGGTTAAACCGTCTCGAAAAGTTAAAGCTGAACAGCCGCAGGTTCAGCAGGCTGATGACTTGTCGCTAACCGAGACCGACGATCCGCGCGCCTTCCTGACTGAGCTAATGAACGCCGAATGCGCCGACATGCGTATGCGACTGGAAGCGGCAAAGACGCTGATGCCTTATGTGCACGGCAAGGTCGCCGACCAGGGCAAGAAAGAGCAGAAGGCCGAGGCTGCCAAACAGGTCGGTAAAGGCAAGTACTCCCAAGGCAAGCCACCCCTCTCTGTAGTGAAGAATTGACCTATGCAATGGACAACAGCGTGCCCGGATTGGTGGAGGTGTCTTGCTGCGGGTGAGTCGATCATCCCCGAGCCGTTATTTCCCGAAGAGGCCGAGGCAAGCCTTGAGGTGTTCAAAGGGCTGAAGATCGTCGATGCCCCAGGAAGCCCGACGATCGAGGCCGCATGCGCGCCATGGGTGTTGGCGTTCGCTGCAGCAATCTTCGGAAGCTACAACAGCGAGACCGGTGAGCGCCTCATCCGTGAGGTGATGCTCTGCATCCCTAAAAAGAACAGCAAATCTACGATCGCTGCTGGGATCATGCTGACTGCACTGATCCGCAACTGGCGGCTTTCGGCGGAGTTCATCATCCTGGCGCCGACCAAGGAGATTGCCGACAACTCGTTCATCCCGGCCAAGGACATGGTCAACAACGACGACGAGCTGAAAGCGTTGTTGCACGTGCAGCCACACTTGCGATTGATCACTCATCGCGAGACTGGCGCGACCTTGAAAGTGGTAGCAGCCGATAGCGACGTGGTGGGCGGCAAGAAGGCAGTTGGTGTCCTGATCGACGAAGCCTGGCTGTTCGGCAAGAACCCGAAAGCGGCCGACATGATCCGAGAGGCTACCGGTGGCCTGCTGTCACGACCTGAAGGCTTCATCATCTGGCTTACGACGCAGTCGAACGAGCCGCCAGCAGGCGTTTTCAAGTCGAAGCTGACCTATGCTCGGGGCGTGCGGGATGGTCGAATCGACGACAACCGCTTCCTGCCGATCATCTACGAATTCTCGAAGGAGATGATCAAAAGCGGAGAGGCGCGGAAGCCTGAAAACTTCCATCTGGTGAACCCCAACATTGAATACTCGGTCGATCGCCCCACCCTAGAACGCCTGTTCATGCAGGCTGAACTGGATGGCGAGGCTGAGCTTCGCGGATTTTTAGCCAAGCATCTCAATATCGAGATCGGCCTCGCGCTGATGTCGGACGCATGGGTCGGCGCGGAGTTTTGGGAGGCTCAAGCTGCTACTTGGCTGAACCTTGATGAAATCCTCACCAGGTGCGAGGTGGTCGATGTTGGTGGTGATGGAGGGGGTCTTGATGACCTGCTCGGGCTAGCAGTGATCGGGCGGGAGGCTGGTACCCGCAGGTGGTTCCACTGGGCTCACGCTTGGGCACATCCTTCTGTTCTTGAACGGCGCAAATCTGAGGCGCCACGCCTCAGAGACCTGGAGAAAGCAGGTGACCTCACCATCGTCGAGCGTATCGGTGACGACGTAGCGCAGTTCGCGGCTATTGTGGCCCGGGTCAATGCCACAGGTCTTCTGGATAAGGTGGGTCTCGACCCTGCAGGGATTGGCTCTGTTCTTGATGCCTTGGCGGATGCTGAGGTCGAGGAAGACAAGATCGTCGGCATCTCCCAGGGCTGGAAGCTCACCGGCGCAATCAAGACGACAGAGCGCAAGCTTGCCGAAGGCACGCTCCTGCACTGCGGCCAACCGTTGATGGCCTGGTCTTGCGGTAACGCCAAAGGGGTGCCATCGGCCAATGCGTTCTTGATCACCAAGCAGGCTTCGGGCACAGCAAAGATCGACCCGCTGATGGCTACTTTCAACGCCGTTTCTCTGATCAGCCTCAATCCTGAAGGCCGAGGGGGAATGGACAACTTCATGGCTGGCATTCGGGACCCACTGATCGCATGAACGCATTTCATATTTTCATCGCCTGCGCAGTGGTCGCTTTCTGCTTGGCATGCAGCGGGGTCTGGATGCTGGCTGGTACCGGCTGGGCTTTGCTGGCCGGATCGCTGAGCTTCTTCTGCATCGCTGGCTTCATCCGCAGAGGGCTTGTCAGTGATTAAAACCCTATCCCAGGCATTGGGCGCTGCTGCCACCAAGCCTTCAGCCAGCATGAGTGAGTGGCTGGGGAAGACTATCAAACTGTCGGATGGCGGTTCCTGGAGTGCCTTTAACGGTGCCCAGTCCAGTAGTGGTAAGTCAGTCAGCGTCGACAAGGCCATGCGCCTGTCCACCGTGTGGGCATGCGTCCGTATCATCTCGACTTCGGTAGCCGGCTTGCCGTTGAGCATCTACCGGCGGATGCCCGATGGTAGTCGAGAGAGCGCCCGTGATTTCCCGCTGTACGACGTTGTGCACAACAGCCCCAACGAAGACATGGCTGCCTTCCATTTCTGGCAGGCAGTTGTCGCCTCGATGCTGTTGTGGGGCAACGCCTACTGCGAGATCCATCGCTCTGCTGGGCGCGTCATCGCCCTGGACTTCCTGATGCCGTCGAGAGTCGATCTTGAATTCGACGACGATGGACGGCTCAGGTATTTCTTCAGACCCCGAAAGGGAGCCCGCCGAGAGATCCAGCGGCAGGACATGCTGCACATCCCAGCCTTCACCCTGGATGGCCGAGTCGGGCTTTCTGCTATTCGGTACGGCGCGGATGTGTTCGGTTCTGCGATGTCTGCAGACGATGCCGCCAACAGCACCTTCCGCAACGGCATGATGCCCACAGTCGCTTTTTCGGTCGACAAGACGCTTAACCCTGCTCAGCGCGTCGAATTTCGTGAGTACGTGAAGACAATCTCCGGGGCATTGAATGCTGGCAAGAGCCCAGTGCTTGAGCAGGGCGTGAAGCCGGAGATGATTGGCATTAACCCTGCCGATGCGCAGTTGCTGGAGTCGAGAGGACATAGCATCGAGGAAATTTGCCGATGGTTCGGCGTTCCGCCCTGGATGGTGATGAAGACCGACAAGGGCAGTAACTGGGGTACCGGCCTGGAACAACAACAGATCGCGTTCCTCACCTACTGCATCATGTCCTTCACGGCGCCGATTGAGCAGTGCGTGAACAAGTGGTGCATGACGGCTGTTGACCGGATCAAGTTCTACGCAGAGTACTCACTTGAAGCATTCCTGCGTGCGGACAGCGCCGGTCGCGCTGCCTATCTCAGCACGATGGGGCAGAACGGCTACATGACCCGAAACGAGGGCCGGCGGAAAGAAAACCTTCCGAGCATGCCGGGTGGCGATGTACTGACCGTGCAATCCAACCTGGTGCCACTTGACCAGCTGGGCAAGCAAAACGATAGCCAGGCCGCACGGGCCGCACTGATGAACTGGCTCCAACAGCCGGAAAAGTAAATCACGGGAGCAATCCATGAAGCACAAGATCCAGTCTCGCGGCCTGCGCAGCGAGATGAGCCCGCGCGCGCTCGAAAAATGGAATCCCGCGATCCAGGCGGCCGTCGAGAATACTTCGGACACCATCACTGTATACGGAGTGATCGGCGAGGACTGGTATGGCGAAGGCATCACGCTGAAACGTATCGATGCCGCCCTGCGGGCCATCGGCGAGCGAGATGTCACCGTCTACATCAACTCGCCAGGCGGCGACATGTTCGAAGGCATTGCTATCTACAACCGCCTGCAGGAGCACAGCCACCAGGTCACCACCAAGGTGCTCGGCATGGCGGCTAGCGCTGCTTCGATTGTCTTCCTGGCCGGCAAAAAGCGTGAGGTGGCCAGCAGCGCCTTCCTCATGATCCACAACTGCTGGACCTGGCTCGCCGGCAATCGCAACTACCTGCGCGATATCGCTGACGACATGGAGGAGTTCGACGCCGCAATGGCAGACCTCTATGCCGAGACCAGCGGCCAATCGACAGAAGACATGGCCGAGCTGATGGACGACGAAACCTACATCCGTGGCAAGCGTGCAGTTGAGCTTGGTCTGGCTACTGGGATGTTGTCGGCCACTGAGGTAACCGAGCGTGAAACCGAAGACGCCGCGCAAGCCAATGCACTCAAGGCCATGGATGTAGCCCTGGCCAAGGGCGGCATGCCTCGCTCCGAGCGTCGTGAACTGTTCGCCAGTTTCAAGTCCGGCATGCCTCGCGCTGCCGGCGGGGGTACGCATAACGCTGCCCCGCCCGATAAGCCCAGCGCTGTCGCGCCAGACCTCTCCGCCTCTCTGAGCGCGGCAACCAATCTCCTCAATTCTCTGAAAGGAAAGTGACCATGGACTTTGAAGCCCAAGTCAAGGAACTCAACGCCAGCCTCAAGGGCATTGGCGA